AATTGTAAGGGAGTAAAAGAAATGTATGTAACTATTTCAAAAGGTTTTTTTATTTAAAAGCCCACAAAATAGGCTATCTATTCTTAAAATAGTAGCAGTTGTTGAAATGTATGTGAGCTGTTTTTATCCCTAACTTCTTTTATCTTCCCAAACATAGAAAATATTAAAGAAATTTAGTCATCAATAATATTTATTTAAAGCCTATTGTAGCCATATTCTAATAAATTAATAGATAGGAAAATAAATACTGAAAAGAGCAATTTTCAATACAAGATTAGCGGTTGTAAAAGTAGAGTAATACAACCTGAGTAAAACAACTAATACAACTTTAGCAATACAACCTAAAATAAAAAAAGTTTTGCTTATAAAATGTTGGATAGGTTACATACATTTTATAAGCAAATAAAAATATTATTGTTTAATATCAAATATTTCTTTTGTACGTGCATCTACTTTTATATTTACTGTTTGAGTAATAATAGCATTAAATACATTGGTACCTTTAAATGTTGTTGTTACAGACATATAAGGTCTTTTAGTACCATAATAAACTAAATTATAAACAGTTTTTACATGCTCATAAGAACTATCATTATGCATATTACCTTTTATTAATTTTTCTAAAGGAGAATAACTTCCATCCCAACGACTAAAATCATCCAATAACCATGCAGTATTATAATAATCTTTCATTTTGTGGTCTTTTGACTGTTTATAATCATCGTAACACCAATCTAACATTTTACCAACAGTAAATGATTCATCTTTATCCCAAATTAGGTTGCCTAGACAGTCATAAAATTTTTTATTATAACTTTTATCCAAATTCTTTTGAAGAACATAATTCTCAGCTAATTTTTCTATTGAATTAATTGGAGTATCTTTTGCTTCTTTTAAAGATATATTTAGTTCATCATTTAATTTCTTTAATTCTAGTAATTTCTTTTCTTCAGCCTTTTTTTGTTCCTCAATTTTTTGTTCTTCGATTTTATTTAATTCTTTTTGTTTTTTTTCTTTCTCTATATTTAATTTCTGTTCTTCAGTAAGAGGTGGAGCTACAACTATTACTGTGACAACAAAAGCTAAAAATGAAAAAGCAAAACCCAAGATATGTGAAAGTAGTTTACTCTTATTACGTTTATTAAAATTATACTTATAAATTACAATCCAACAAACTATTGCAACAATAAATGGTATTAAAGCTTCCATAAAAATTCCTTATTATAATTTATTAAAATGACCAATAACTCTACCAACAATTTTACAAGAGTTAAAGTCATCACCTTCTAATATAATATCTTCATCTTCAGGATTATCAGATACTAATATATAAATAGGTTTTATTGGATGTATTTTTATTCTTTTTACAAGTATTCCATTGGGAGTATTGATTACATAAATATCTTTATCTCTAATTTTATGATCTTCATTTTCAAAAGGATTTACAAATAACATTTCTCCTGTTTGAATAGTTGGATACATACTATTTCCAATAGCATGGATGATATGAAGATGTTTAAAAACTGTTATTCCTAATTGAACTTTTAAAAAATCTTTATCAAATGCCATAACCATTGGTGCTTTTTCATAGTTTATTGCACCTGCTCCAGCTGCTGCATAAGTATCTTTAAAATATGAAATATTTACTAAGTTCGAACCTGATTTTTTTTCATTTTTTGAAATTTTATTATTATCATTTAATAACATTTCACCTTTTCCAGTTAATAGCCACCAACCATTTATTGAGAAATTTTCTTCTAAAATCTCTGCCAATTCAACTGGAATTTTCTGTTTTCCACTTTCCATATCTCTTATATTGTAAGATTTTAAACCTAATTTATCTGCAAATTCAGTTTTGTTAAAACCTAGTTTTTCTCGGACTTCTATGAATCTTTTATACATAATTATTAACCTTAAAGAGAAAATTTCTTTATAAAATTGAGAAAATATCTTGACATATTGAGAAATTTTCTCTATACTTCGTTCATAATTTCCCACACATAAGAGAGAAATTATATCACAAGGCAATTAAAATATAAGTTTTTTATTATTTTTATCTTGGTTTGCCTTGAAAAGTAATATTTTTAATATAACTTTTGTGTTCTTTAAATTCTAAAAACCAGTTCTTCGGACAACGGTTGAAAACGCTAGGAGCAATACCTAGTGATAATTGTTAAGAAAAATATTTATATGTGTCAAAAGGCATATAAATTGAGGTTATGAGGTAGATATCAAGAAAAGAAAACTCTACAACATAATAGATATTTTAGTATCTATTGTTAAGTTCTTAATTTGGTGGATAGTGTGAGAGCTTAACTTTAGATATAGGAGAAAAAATGGAAACAGTACTTGTAATAGTAATGCTTGGTTGTTTATTAGTGACTTTTGTTCTTTATGCTACATATATAGTTTTTAGACTTGATAGTCACAAAAGAGCAATTGATAAACTTATTGAAAAACAAATTTTTGATGAAAAAATAAAAAATCAAAAGAGTGGGAAAAATGGAAGACCTATAAGTAGTAATGTACCAATTAACTTAGAAATTGAAAGTTATTTTAAATAAGGAGATAAAGATGTTAGCACTTAGGATTTTAGAAGAAATAAGAGAAGAAATAGTTAGAAATGATGGTTCAGTTGATGAATTATGTGAGATAGGTCAAGCAATTACTGAAGTTAGAGAGCTTATAGAAAAAGCTAAAAAGTATGATGAGTTAATGGAGGAAGATGATGACAAAAAAAGATAAAAAATTAATAAATAAATGGCAAAAAGCTTTAAAGAACAATAATAAACCAATCTTTAAAAGCCTTTTAGAAAGATTTTTATTTTCTTTTTGCGTACAAGAAGGAATAATCAAATATCCTAGTAAAAAAGACTTAAAAAAAAGGTATTTCAAAGATAAAATTTAACATAAAAATAGTTTACATTTTTTATTTTGAATAATGAAATAAGCCTCTCCTGCATTAGCAGCTAATTTTCTGTAAGAAGTTTCTTGATACTGATATAAATTAAATTGATATGTATCTAAAAAAATTTCAGCTTTTTGCAAAAAATGAATTGAAGCAATTATCATACGAGCTTTGACAAGAGTTGAAGTATTCCATTTTTTTAATTTGTTTCTTTGAGCTGGAGTTGAAGAGGTATATTGTCTGATTTCATCAATATTTTCAATATACCACTTCCAATAATTATCGGTACCAATACTTTTTTTCCATTCTTTAAATTCTTTTTTATAATCGGATGTTAATTCATTCTTTAGTTCAGGAATTAATGCGTTTTCTATTTCAAATAAATATCTTGAAAGATTTTGGATGTTCATACTTAAGTCCTTTTGGTTAGTTGGTTGTTTTGAATTGAGTACTCAAAATTTTAACCAATAAGGACTTAACCGTGAATATTGACTTGAAGATACTTGAAGTGAGTATTTATATTTTAATTTAGGAGTTTTAAAATGAAATTAGATTGTGGTTATTGGGAGGTTCAAACTGAACCTGAAGAAACGTTTGGTAAGAAATATTTTGTTGCAAGACATAGATGTAATCCAACAAAAGTAGAGCTTGTATTTATCAAAGGAAAAGAGCTTGAAGGTAAAAAAGAGTTAGTTGAGTTTATCAAAAAAGAGAAATTGATTTAAAGGTTAGTGATGAAAAAGACATTGAAAGAGATGAGCTTGAGAGAGAGGTTTGATAGTAGAGGATTTTCTCCACAAGCTTATGCAAAAGCTTATAAAGTTGATAGAAAAACACTATATCAAGTATTCTCAGGAGAAGCAACAGGGAAAAAAGATAGTTCAAATAAAAGTGGTGATGTAAAAAAAATCATAGCTCAGTTAAAAAAAGACAAAGTATGGATAGGTCCACTTCCTTGGGAGGTGTAAAATGGAGTTTACTGAAAAAGATTTGACTGATAAATTAGGTATTTCTCAACAAGCAATTTCTAACGCTCTAAAACTAATCCCTTGTGAATCAAAAAAAGTCGAAGGAAGTGCAAAGCCAGTTAAACATTATAAGTTTGATGATTTACCATCAAGATATAAAGAAAAACTCCATGAGCTTGGACTTGCCCCAAAAAAAAATGAAGAACAAACCGACAATTCAAAAGCAAATTTTACAAAGGTTTATTTACTTGCAAGTCCTGATAAACAAGAAATAGCTGTGATGAGATGTAAGCTAATCAAGTTTTATTTATCTCGAAAATCAAATACAAATAGGATGAAGTGGTTAAAAGAGACTCTTAAAAATAATATTGAATTTACTTGTTTGGGAGATGTTAGTGAAAGACAACTTGATACTTGGCTTCGAAAATATAAAGAGGCTGAAGCTGGTGGAACAAATCTAGTTGAAATCTTTATTGATAAAAGGGGAGCAAGTGCTGGAGCTGGAGTTAAAAGTTTAGATGAAAAGATGAAAGAGGTTGCTGTTGCTTACTTTATAAAAGATAGCATTTTAAATATCTCTGAAATATATCTAAATATGAAGCATAAGTTTGGAGAATTGATGCCTTCTTATGATGTTTTGAATAGATTTTATAAGGAATGGAAAGAAAAAAATCCAGTTTTACATGAGTTTGCAAAAAGTCCAGATAGTGCAAAAAATAAATATAAACCTGCAATTGGAAATGCAAGTGAAATAGCAAAATATAAAAATCATTATTGGGAACTAGATTCAACACCTGCAGATGTTATTTGTAGTGATGGAAAAAGATATTCAATAATGGCTGCAATTGATATATTTACACGAAGAGCAGTTTTTCATGTGGCAGAGAGTTCTAGCTCATATAGCATTACTCAACTTTTACGAAAAGCTATCTTAAAACTAGGTATTCCTGACAATGTAGTAATAGACAATGGTAAAGATTATACCTCTAATCATTTTATGAGTGTTTGCTATAACTTAAAGATAAATCCAATCATTGTACAACCATTTAGTGGAGAAAAGAAACCACACGTTGAAAGATTATTTGGAGTTTTATCAAGACAATTATTTATACAAGTACCAGGATTTATTGGAGCAAATGTAGCTCAAAGAACACAAATACAAGCAAGACAATCTTTTGCACAAAAGATTAACTCTATTGAAGCTTGGAGAAAACTAAATGCTTCAAGAACTGATGAAGAAAAGAGGATGATAAAAGATGCTTGGAAGATAAAAAAAGAGAATCTAGGTCTTAGGCTTGAAGTTCTTAAAACTCACGAGGAGTTACAAGATATATGTGATAAATGGCTTTTAAATATCCATGAACAGGAAAAACATGGAGGGCTTGGAATAAGTCCAGTTATGAAATGGAATAGATGTCCTGCAAATGTTAAATCAATACCAAATCCAAGTATGTTGAATCTACTTTTAGGAGAGAGTTTAACTAGAAAAGTAGTTAAAAAAGGAGTTCAAGTAGATGGACTTTATTATTGGCATGATGATTTATTTGATTTTATAGGACAGAGTGTATTTGTACTTGTTCCTGATGATATGGGATATATCTTTGTTCATAAAACAGATATGCAGTTTATTTGTATAGCTGAAGATCCAGTTCATACTGGACAAAGTAGGGCAATAGCAAAAAGAGCAGCACAAAAATGGAATGCTCTTACAAAACATCTTGACAAAATGCTTCATGAAGCTAAAAATATTGCTGATATTACGATTATTGATAGGATTGAAGCTATTAAGGATAGAGTTGAAACTCACACTATTGCAGTTACAAAACGAAGTGAAGTAATTGATGCAGTAATAAAAAATGCACCAGTTATTGAAGCTAGTGATTTAAAAGCTTTACAAAAATCAAATAAATATGATTTTAAAAATAAAGATGAAGAGGGTAAACCACAGAAAGTTTTAGAGAGTGGAAGACCTTTATTTAAAGGAAAAATTGAGAGGTTTATTTGGGTACTTGAACATCCTGAACAAATGAATGAGAAAGATAAAGAACTGATGGAAAAATACCCAGATTTATGTGAGATTGCAAAATCTCAAGCAAAAGTAGGATAGGAGAAAAAGATGAAACATAAGTTTATACAAACTACAAACTTTATTCAATGTTTAGAAGCTATGAGAGAGTTAGCAAGACTTCCAAGAGATATGGAAAAGATGGGTTTATTTTATGGAAATGCAGGTCGAGGAAAATCTTTAATCATTGAAAAACTTGCAATTGATGAAGGAGCTGCACTAGTTCGAACTTTAGGAAGTTGGACTCCAAAGCAAATGATGATAGATATTTGTGAAGCTTTAGAAATAGTTGATACAGGAACTACATCAACCTTGCAACATAGAATTATAGATGAACTAACTCTAAGTAAGAGAATCTTGATAATAGATGAAGTTGATACTTTATTTATGAATGGAAAGAAGCAGCTACTTTTAATGATAAGAGATATTCACGATATGGCAAAAACTCCAATTATTTTAACTGGAATGGAGCAATGTGACAAGATGTTTAAAAAAGATACTCACTACTATGAGAGATTTTCAAGAAAAGTGAAAATGGGAGAAACAACAGAGCATGATATAAAACAGCTTTGTTTGAATGCAGATATAGAAATAGAAGATGATTTAATTAAACACTTTTTTCATAAATATGGGAACTTTAGACCTGTAAAAGTTTTACTAAATGCTTTAGAAGAGTATTGTGAAAACAATGACTTACAAAGTGCTAGTTTAAATACTTTTAAAGCAAGTGGAGTGGAGAGAATAAATGCAAAATAATAGTTTAGAAGATAGGGTAAGAAGATATATAAGAATGAAAAAGTTCTTTGTGGTAAGTGATGCACTTTTAGTGACTAGCTTACCACCAAATACTCTTTTGAAGATACTTGAAAGGTTTGAAAATGATGGCTTAATCATTCAGGATAAAGATGAAAAATCTTTGATGAATAGGTCTTATGTAGTACTTTCAAGAAAAGAAAAGAGAGTAACTTTAAATAATGAAGTAAAAAAGATTGATATAGAACTTATAAAATCTCTTACAAAGGTTTTAACAGTTCTTAAAGATATTGAGCTTGAGAGTTTGGTTTACCATAAGCTCTTAAATCAAACAAAACTAACTAAAGGAGTATTTGCAAAGGTAGTTAAGACTTTGGTTACTTTGAATGTTTTAATTGAACAAAAAAGAGATGAGTTTGAAAATAAAGATAATAGAACTTTTGAGATTAATAGGGATTTATTTAATGATTTACTTACATTTATAAAGCAAAAAAAATACAAAGAGTTACAAGAGATACTTGAAGGTAAGAAACCTTTGCGATACGTGGCTGTTCCAAAGAATCTCGTTCAAGTACTTGATGTAATTATAAAAAACGAAGCTTTAAAAAGAGATGAATTAGCACTTCAAGCAGGAATAGCAAGAGGTACTTTAACCACATGGTGGCAGATACTTAAAAAATTGGGGATTATAAGAGATAGTTACAAAGAAAGTGAGAATGAACGAGTTACTTATATCTTTTCAAGTAAAAGAGCAAAAATTGTAAAAGAACATATTAACAATGGAGCTTGGGAAAAAGATAAGGAGTTGAAACATCTATGGACGATAGAGCATACGAAATCTTAAAAGAAGAAATAAGTAAGAAGTCCATAGGTAAAGTAGCTCGTGAATTAAATCTCTCAAAGGCAACAGTTAGTTTAGTTGCTAGAAAACAATATCCCAATCCCCAAAAAATATACTCAAAAATCAAAGAATATTACAAACAAGAAATAATAGGTGTGGAAAGTTCCACTACAGATTTAATCCAGCTTTTAAAGGAGATAGAAGAGTGAAGATAGCAGTGATTTTATTGGTTTGCTTTTTATGGTTTGTTGCTGGTTATGTAGCTTCTGAGGTTGCAGGAAATAAAAGAAAAGATAAAAATAAAATACCATTTAAGGAGAAAAGATGAGTGCTAATGAACCAAAAGTAGTGCAAATAGTAGGAAATGAATTTATACATTTAGAGTCGGTATATGTTGAAGGAAAGATGGTTTACACCATTAAACATGGTAAAGAATCTGTGCAATTAAATAAAGAGGGAATTAGTTTTCTTTATTTGATGTTGGAAAATTGGTTAGATATAAAAAATGAAGAAAAAATAAAAATACCTATTTTAAAAGCAAATGAAAATAGTTCTAAAGAATATCCACTGGGTGGTAATGAAATAGAAGAGAATTCATAGAGCTATCTTAGAAAAAGATAGCTTTATTGAGTACTCAAAAAATAAATTATAAGGAGAAAATATATGCCTCATGTAAATGAATTAGGACAATGGCGTAACAAAGAGGGAACTTTTGTGCATAAAGATATGGTTACAGTTGATAAGCAGCTGGAAGATGAAGTAGTTGAGAAACTAATACAAGGAGCTTTAAATTTACAAGAGCAAATGAAAGCTTTTAAGATAGCTGCTTTTGAAGAGTGTTATGGTTTTGTGGATTTGCTTCGACAAAAATATAACATGGAGAGAATTACTTCAAAGAGTGGAACTGTAACTTTAAAGTCTTTTGATGGAACTAAAGTAGTTGAAATTCAAGTTGCAAAACTTATATCTTTTGACCAAAAGCTTAGTCTTGCAAAAGAAAAGATTGATGAGTATTTAACTCTTAAAACAAATGGAGCTGATGCAGAGATACAAACTCTTATAACAAGAGTATTTGATGTTAAGAATGGAAAAGTAGATGCAAAACAAATTCTATCTTTAAAATCTTATCCAATAACTCATGACTTATGGAAAGAAGCTATGAGTATGATTGATGATGCAACAGAGATAGCTGGAACAAAATCATATATCAGATTTAAACATAGACCAAGTAATGAAGTAGATGGAGCAATAGAGCATATAGTTTTAGATTTAGCAGGTCTTGAAATACCAGCACCAAAGATAAAAGTAGAAGGAGAGTAACAATGAGTGCAAAACCAAATGGAATGGGATATTTTGAAGAGGCATTTGTAGCAGTTATTGGGATTGAGAAAGGTTATGTTAATTCAAAATATGACAATGGAGGAGAGACAAAGTTTGGGATAAGTAAAAGAACTTATCCTGAGCTTGATATTCCAAATCTTACTTTGGAAAAAGCAAAAACTATCTATTTCTATGACTTTTGGAATTGTGACCTTTTAACTTTATCAAATATCAAAGATAAAGAGATTGCAATTGAGCTGTTTGATACAAGTGTAAATATGGGTCAAGAAATTGCTGGGAAGTTTTTACAGACTGCTTTAAACCACATGAATAGGAATCAAAGAATTTATAAAGATTTATTGGTTGATGGTTGGATTGGTGCAGTAACTTTAAATGTTTTAGAAATAGTTCTTAAAAGAGGTGAAAAAGCAAAGCTTCTAAAAGCTTTAAATGGTGAGCAGTATAAAAGATATGTAGAGATTATCTTGAAAAATCCTGAACAAGAGAATAACTTTGTTGGCTGGTTGGAAAGGGTTTGATATGAAAAAAGTATTGTGGTTAGATACAGAAACAACGGGGTTAAATCCTAAGAAACATGGATTAAGAGAGATTGGTTATATTTTAATTATAGATGGTCAAGTTGTTGAAAAAGATGTTTTATATATTGACCCAAGAACTTATAAAAAAGAAATTGAAATAGATAATAGAGCATTAGAATTATCAAATATAACTATTGATGATTTTTATTACTATGCAGATAGTAATTGCGTATTTGATGATTTTAGAGTAATTCTTGATAAATATTTTAAAGATGAGAAATTTATCCTTGCGGGATTTAATGTTAAATTTGACAATGATTTCTTGAGAGAATGGTTTTACGACAACAATGCTGGTGTAGATTTTAAAGTTGTATTTGATGAAAACGAGGAGACATATAAGTTATGTCATGAAATCAATAATTTTTGGAGTAGTAGTCAAGATAGATTATCTGATGCACAAGATTGCATTTATAAATGTGTAACAAGATTAATAGCTCATGAGATTATTAGATTGCAAATGAGAAGTTCTTTTTATTGTGGAGTAGATGCAGCTAAAAAAGCTTTTAATGAAGGAATAGAAGGTTTTCCTCCTATTGATGGAAGTTGTGGGATTGAACTTACCTATTGTGATGATTTTGAATTGAGAGATTTGGATGTGTTTTTTGAAAGAAAAACAATAGATGGAGCAGTATCACCTCAATCTGACGAGTGAGAAATTACTCGTCAAGATGAGGGAGTAGTTTCATAGAGCAGCTTACAAGCTGTTCTATTGAGATTATTAAGTAGGAGTGAAAATGAAAATAGAAACAAAATATTGCCCAGAGGATGAAGTATATGGTTTACATAAAGAAGAGATAGTAAAAGCAAAAATATTGAAAATTGAAATAATTGCGACTTTTGAAAAAAATGTTTTTAGATATAACATAAAATTGGAAGGTAGAAAAACACCATTATGGGCAGATGAATCTGAACTATATCCTAGTATTGATAGTTTACTAGATTCAATAAAAAATAAGTTTTTAAAGAATTTAGGAGCGATTGATGAACATACTAACAGCTAATACAGGTGATGAGAAACTAGATGTTGCTTATAAGAACTTCCAAGTTCATGTGAGTAGCTTTGATAAGTTTCCTGAGTTTCAAAACTATTTTAACAAAATAGTAAAAACAGATGATAAAGAAAGATTAAATAAATGGCTTTTAAAAGTGCTTTTTATTGAGTTTAGGTATGGAAGAACTACTCAAAAACATGACTTTGATATTTTGCTTGAAAGAGTAAGTTCTGATGATAAAGCAAAATTAGAAAAATGGTTAAAAGAGAAATTAGAGAAAGTAGGAGGTCTGTAATGTTTAGCTTTGAAAATATGGCTTTAACACCGCATGATTTAAATGATGAAGAAACAGTATTTTATATAAAAGATTTTTTGGTTGCTGAAGCTATTACTATGATATATGGTCCTCCAAGTCAAGGTAAAACTTGGTTCATGTTAGCAGTTAGTAAACTTTTAGCAACAAAAATAAAAAAGATTTATTATATTGATTTTGATAACCCAAAAAGACAATTAAAAGAACGAGGAGTTAATTGGCTTATTGAAGAACATAAAAATATTAAATATTTTAGTAAAGGTAAATTAGGTCTAACTCCTGAGGGTTTCTTGAGTGAAATTATTAAAAATGCTTTTGGGCAAAATTATAAAGATTGTATTTTTGTTATTGATAGTACAAGAGATTTTGTTGACAATATTCATAATGACACTAAAGCAAAAGCTTTTATGCAGAATATGAAAGATATACGAGACTCTGGTGGAACTGTATTATTAATACATCATGCAACAAAAAATGGAAAAGTTATAGATGGAAGCAGTGAATTTGCAAAAAGTGCTGATAATGTTTATGAATTTAAACAAAAAGTAAGATTAGGAAATGAGTTACAATGGAGTTTAAGAGTTGAAAATGATAGAGATGCGATATCTGATTGTGGCTTTGCAGTTGATACTATAACTTTAGACTTAAAAGATATAGATCCAGTTTTTTCAAATATGAGTGAATATGAAGAAAGCTTTGTAAATAAAGCAATTGAAGTATTAAAGAAAAATCCGAATGGACTAAATAAAAAAGAGTTATTAGAAACTCTTGGTTTTGAAAAAGATGATAAAACTGCAAATGATACAATCAATAAGTTTGATAGTAAATTTTGGGAGTGTAAGCAAGAAAAAAAAGGAAAACCTTATAACATCACTTTAATTACTTGAAACTGCTACCACCGTTACAACTGCTTAAAATAAGCCCTATAAATAGCAGTTGTAGCGGTGGTAACGGTTGTAGTAAAAATAATGATATAAAAACTAAATAAAGGGAATTAACTAAATATGACACAAGCACAACAAACCTATAAAAAAAACCTTATTCAAAAAATCCAAATAGTTAAACATAATGTTTTTTCAGATGATGAAGAGCGAAAAGAGTTTATGCTCTCAAGGTTTGGAGTTGATAGTACAACAAAGCTAAGTATTGATGAACTAAAACTACTTCTAGATTTTTGCAATAGAAATGTAAGTGATATTCCTATGCTTCATGAGATAGAAGATAAAGAGTTGATAACTCAAGCACAAATAGAAAAGATAAGAGTTGTTTGGAAAGAAAAAGCTAAAGATAAAAGTGAAGAGGCTCTTTTGAACTTTGTAAAAAGAGTATCAAGATATAAACTTGAAAGATTGGAAGATTTACTAAAAGGTAAAGCTACTAAGGTTATTGTAGCTTTAGAAAGTATGAGATAAAATAAAAGGAAAAAGAGATAACATGAAAATAGTTCAAGTAAATTATCTTATAGATGGTGAAGTTAAAGAAGTTATGGTTGATTTAGAATATTTATTGAAAGGTTATTTAAAAGTGCCTACTACTAAAAAAGTAAAGCTTGGTGTTCCCACCAAAACAGAGTGTCTAAATCTTCCCAAAGAAACATATGAAGAAAAAACACTTAATGAATTATACAAACTTGCTGAAGATCATTATATTGCATCTGATACTATTGCAGGACTACGGGAATGCTTAGAGAAACTTTAATATCAATATGAAATATATTAGTTTTTTAATTTCATTTAGAAATATAATTATATCTATATATTGCAAAATGTTATTTATTTGGGTATAATCCATTATTTTATGGAGGTTAAAAATGGCAGCAGTTACAAATTTTGATTTGTTTGAAGATTTATTTAACTTTATAAAGAATCCTGAAGTTACTATTTCTGATGTTATAAAAGAGCATGGAGGTTCATCTTTGTATATACCTTCATATAAAACAACTATTAGAAATGATGAGATATGTGAAGAATATAAAAAAAGACAAGGTGAAAAGAGACTTACTAAAAAGCTTTCAAAACATTATGATTTAAGTGAAGCACAAATCTTACTTATCACAAAACATTTAAGAGAGCCTAGTAGTTTATTCTAAAACACTTTCTATAAATTCAACTACTATCTCTCCTAATTCATTTTCAACATCATCATAAAGCTTTCCATCCAATGTTATAGGCATAAATGCTCTTGCTGGAGTTTTTCCATCTTTTGTACCAAATTGATGAACAGCTGGATAACTAAATCCTTTAAAATTTGCATTTGTTCCTATAACTATCTCATCTTTTGAAACTTCATAAATAAACTTATCTTGTAAATCTCCTTCTTGATAAAGCATTTTAGAATAATATTTTGATTGATATCCAGTTGATTTTATTGGACTCCAATTTCTTCCATTTGGGTCTTTTTCTTCATCAAAACTATCTCTTGTAATGTTATATAAATAGTTTCCTATTTCTTTCATCAATGGAGTAGTATTTGAAATTTTTTGTCCTGTAGTATTTAATATTCCTTGAACAGCTAATAAATTATCAATTTGTAATGTTACTTGCATTTTATAGGCTCCTTTAGCTATAATTCTTTTATAGAGGGATTGCGTGTGCAATAGGTGAGCAGGCTCCACCATGGAAAAGCACGATTACTACTCCTGCCCCTTTTTATAGATTAATTTCTCATATCTTCTACTTTCAACTTGACTAGTATCTTTAATAAAATATCCAGTTACGCCAACAGTTTTATCTTCTAAATATTGAAATATTACTTGGATAGCTCTTTTCCCACCACCTTCACCTTTGTAATATCTAAACATTTTTTTCTCAAGTGTTTTTTTCTCTTCATTGAAATATAAATATATCTCATCAGGATCTGAAATAGTTTTTGCAATTTCATCTAAATATAGGTGTCTATCTTGTTTTTTTATTTTTGTATAACCATTTGCAGATTTAAAAAGATTTTCATCTATAACAAGAGGATCTTTTATCTTATCAATAAACAGTTCACCTTCTTTTATTCCAAGTGTTTTATAAAATCTATCTTTTAGTTCTAGTTCACTCATATCTTTTAAAGCTTCATTTTTAATACTATTTACAGTTGTTAAAGATGATAATGAATCATCTAAATTTAGTTTTGAAATAGCTGCTAAATTTGATGTTTTACCTACATTATATGCCCAATCTTTTGAAGCGATATTTTCAATATCTCCTGTTGCTACTTTTAATCCTCTTCTTTCAAGGTCTCTCTTGCTGTGAGCTGTAACTGTACACTTACAGTTCCAATCATTTGGTGGATAGTTTGTATTCCAAAACACATTATCTCTTGGTAGAACTGTTCCATGTAATTTTCTATGTGAATCCCTGGTGTTTTCTAATAAAGCACTTCTATACATCCAATAAGTTGATAAAGGTAGTTCCATCATCTGCTTATATCTATACTTTTGATAAGAAACTCTCATGTTTGTGCTATATATAGTTTTTAATCTTCTTGAATCTATTACTACTTTTTTTACTTCTCCAGTTGCTGGATTTACTATCTCTTTTTCTCCAAACCAACCTTTTTTTTGTAAAGTAGGGATTATGTTTTCTTTCCAAGTTTTAAAGTTTTCTCCACTTTTCATAGCTTTTATAAGTGACTCATGAATATCATTTAGTAAATCTGCTCTTGTGATTTTTGCAACAGTAAAAGCTTTATCATGAGCCTCTTTTAAAAGCTCATCATAATTAAAAGTTAGTTTTAGACCTTTACTTTTTAAATAGTCATATACTTCAGCTGGAGTATCTTGAGCTTGAAAATCTATCTTAACCATTTGGGTTTTCATCCTCAATTTGAGCAGCTGCTAAAAGCTGTGAAAGAGTTAGATTTTTATATAAATTTTCTTCTAAAACTTTTGTATCAAAGTTTGGATAAGCTTTTAAAAGTCTATCTATCATCTCCTCAAAAGAGTCACTTGTGTTAATGATTTCTAAAATTTGCTTTTGAAATGTAAGTGAAATATCTTTTAAATCTAAGTTGTTGATATTTTTATCTAGCTCATCAACTGCAATATTATTGTTTAGAGTAATTAAATTTGCGTTAGAAATGTCGGTATTATTTGAAATAGGCTTTGTTGTATCTTTTTGAATTGGGGTTACTTTGATACTATAAGTCTCTTCTATATACTCTTTTGTTGGTTGAAAGCCCATATCATAAATCAATTTATCTCTATCTGCTAACTCTTTGTTCGGATCATCTTTATCTTTTAATTTTCCAGTTATTTCAATAGTTAAGCTATTTAGCTCTTTGAAGTTTTTAATCACTTCTTTGATTAGTTTATTTACAATATTCTCATCAGCTTGAGCTAAATCTTCTCTAATTTCATTGTGAACATTAGCAGCTGCTTGAGAGCCACCTTTTACATTTCCAGTTAAATTACCACCAAGTATAATTTCTCTTATTTGATCATCAATATATTCAATTAACTCTTTGAAATTTCCCTTATCACTTGCAGTTTTAATATCTAGTTCATCTTCACTATCAATAACTGCTCCATCACCGCCTAGCATATTGTAAATCTCTTCAGCTAAAGCATTTTTATCACCTTCAGTCTTAGCAATAACCCAAGGTGTTCCAAATCTCTCAAGTAGTTCTACCCAAAATTGAAGTGAAGCATTTTTAAACTCTATTAACCAAAATAGAGTTTGAAATAAGGGTTGCCCATAAGGTTTGTTAGGTTTTGCTTTATATGTTGCATGAATTGCTTTATATAAAGGTATATCTTCAGGCATTCCTAAAGAATTGAATTTTAAGACCTTGTTATCAAGAATAAAGTTTTTATAAAATCTCTCTTCAATTTTTGGAAATAAAAAAGATTTATTTGCATACCAATTTAACTCAAATACTCCAAATCCATAGTAAGGAATATCAAGCATTGAATCTATAATATCAAATGAAAAAACTTTCTCAAGCTCTTCTTTAATCTCTTTATTTTCACAAGAAATTAAAATTTCTTTTTTTAGTGTTGAAGCTTTTCTTGAACCCATTGCAGCAGTTACAGTTGAGTCTCTTAAAATTTTATCTATCTCATCTTCACTTAACCAACTGTTTTGTACAGGAAGCTCAAATAAAGATTTTAAGATGTCTTTTTGAGTACTTGTTATTTTTATTGATTCTCTTTTAGTTGTTGTTTTTGTTTCATTTTTTGAGTTTTTAAAAAATCCAAACATTATCTACCTCTTCGTGATCTAATACTATTTTTTTTATATCTTGCATTTGAACTTTTAACATTTGTTCTTTTTCCACTACTATTTTCATCTTTTTTTATTCTTCTTAATCTACTCATTCTATAAATAGCACTTACAGGGTCATGTAAGTCATCATGTTCAGCTTCAGGGAAATCATCCATTTGTGCAAATAGTTCAGGATGTTCTCCCACAAAAACAATATCTCCATCATCTATTGGAAATTCAAGTTCTCCCATCCTATCCTCTTTGTTTTCAGTCCAGTGAGTAAATTTCATAATAGGGATATCTACATTTTGGGCATAACATTCATCTTTTATCCAATCTCTTAGAAGATAAAAACCACCATTTTTATCCCCACCAAGCATATAAACTTTTAATTCTTTTAATAGCTTGACAGTTTTTGTAACAACGGGTTTACCTTTAAGTCTTTCTTGTTTTGAAAGAAAGATATAAAGTTTTTGAGTAGCTAAACTAATACCACCTGCAACAGTTCCACAAAAGTCACCTTGGTCGCTATCACCTTTTGCATCAACGTATAAATAAATATAATCAAGTTTAGGCATTTGACTATGAGGTATTTTTGTAAATTTGCTTGAGTCAAACTTTTGATTTTCACTATTTGGATTGTTTTGTTGCTCTTTTTGAAAGGCTTTAGCATTAGCAGCTCTTTTTCTCATAAGCGAATCAAGGCTAACTGCATCCCAAAGTAAAACAGCACCTTCATCCATTAACTCTTTATTTTCAAGATAATAGTTTCGTGCTTGTTCAACTCCTTCATATTTATAAATTTTTGTGTACTCTTCCCACATATCCATATTTTTAGGATATGAAATTAAAGCTCTAAAGATAACGGGATGCCAGAACTTTAGTTTTAACTTTCTTGATAGAACTGAGTCACGATGTAAAATAGTTCCTATGTAAAGAATGTCCATACTATCATCAACACTTCCTAAGTTTTCAACAGCTTCATCAAGCCACTCTTCAAGTTTATCTCTTTGTTTTCTGCTTCTTACATTTGTATCATTTTCTAAATCATCTATGATTGTTAAATCAGGTCTGTAAGTTCCGTGCTTAACTCCCCTTACTCTTTTTCCACTACCATAGGCTTTTACTTTTACATTGTTTTTAGAGACTATCTCTCCAATTTTCCAAACTTTTCCAATACCACAAGCATTAGAAAAATCTTGTTTTAGTCTTTCATTATCTTCAAGTTCTACTTTTATGGCTTCAACTAAAGTCTCAGCTAACTCAATAGCATCTGAAAATATTGTTATGAAATGTTTGTAATTATTTACAATACACCAAATAGGAAAGACAATTGAAACATCTGTACTTTTTCCAAATCCCCTTGGAGCTGCAATTGCAAATCTAAGCCCATAAGGTTTATATTTATCAATGATTTTGTAATATCTTAGTTCTAGCTCTTCTTGAAGTTTTGATTTACCATCTAGTGAAAAATAGTGCGGGAAGTATGTTTTTCTAAAGAAATGAAAATCACTCTTTTGTTTATCAATACGCAGCTGCTTTTCATTTGGATCTAGTAGTGTTGAAACTTTTATCTGCTCTTTTAAACTACTTGCAAAATCACTTACCCAAGTTTTATACTCTTTTCTTGTGATTTTTAATGCACCTAATTTTGTATAACCATTATCTAATGCAGTTGAATAGGTATCGTTTAAATATTCAAGTAATTCTGATTTTTCAAATAGTGACATCTGCTAACTCTTCTTGAATTTCATAAACTGTTTCAATAACTTTTTCCATACACTCAACACTAAGCTCTTTTTTAAGTGAGCTTAAAATCTTCTCAACAGTTACTTTGATAATTCCTAATTTGTAAGCTTCAGGATCTTCTTGACGTGCTACTTTTCCCATCTTTGAAAAGCTATCACCTAGGCTTACTATCATTTGAGCCTTATTTTCTACACTCATCTTTTCATTTTCACGTATCTCTTTTAAACTTTGATACATGTACGAAATGAATAATGAGTACATATTCTCTTTTGTTTCTTGAGTCTCTTTGATATGTTTTGTAGCTCTTAAAGTTAGCCAATCAAAACCTTCAGCTTTATCTTTACTTTGATAATTTGCAATAGTTTTATCACTTACTTCTAAAGTTTCAGCAATTTCAACATAACTTTTATTTGCATCTACAAATAAAGATCTTGCTAATATTCTATTTCTATCTGCATTACTTAATTTTGCCATTATCTAAAACCTTCAAATCTTACTTTTTTTCTTCTATGATGAGTAAATGCAAAGTTGTTTTCAGCTGGAACTGAAGCTGTAGAATTATTTGTAACTTCTACTTTTAATCTTCCTGTACTCATTTTTATTAAATATGCTTCATTCTCTTTTTTTAACTCTTTATCACTTTCACTTAATAAACCATTTTTTCGTCTTAATTCATAAATAGTTAAATCAACTAAAATCTTTTTTAAGAGAGGAGTTGGACTTTTTGGTAAAACTATAAAAGACTCAATAAAAGAGATAGCATCATTAATTGCATCATCAATTACTTCTTGATCTATTTCATTGTTTGCATTTAAATCAGAAAGTTGTGTTAATTCATCAGAACTTATCTCTTTTAATAAATCTTCATTTGTAATCATTTTAAAAATCCTCGTAATAGTGTTTAAAAACCGTTTAAAAATTAAAATCTTTTTTTATTCGATATATTTATCGTTTTTAATAAAAAAGCCCATATTTTTAAAATATGAGCTTTTCTCCTCAAATAATGAAAATTAGATTTTATGCACTAAATTGTAAATTGATTAATGCACCTGGTCTTGTACAATAAGGAATAAGTTTTACTTCTGTTTCTAAAACCCAACCTTTTCCTCTTGGTAACTCTTCAGGAGCAGCTGCAAAAAACATTTGAGGTGCTGCTTTCATAGCTTGAGTATGATCAGCTCTTCCATAAACAACTTTGTAAACTTTTTCGCTCATAGGGATTACTACAGCTTTTCCTGCTTCAACAAATGGTTTTTTATTTCCATTTTCATCAGGATAAGTTGCTCTAAATGGAATAAATTTTTTTCCATGAATTGTTAAAACTCTTTTCCCATTTTCATCAATATATTTTGCTGGACCATTATTCGCAAATAAATTTTCAGCTTTTGCTTTTGCAACAGTTCTATTAAAGAAGTCATTTGAACATAAAATTTCATAAGGTACTTCCATTCCAAGCTCATCAACTAAAGCTTCATCAATTTTATTTAATGAAACATCTAATTCAATGTTTTTAAACTCAATTGGAGTTGCTGCACTTCTAAATTCAAAAAGAACTTTTCCAGCTCCATCTACTACTTTTCCAAATAAAGCACCTGTTGCCATAAACTCAATAGTAGTCATATAATCATCTTTATGCTCTTTTAAAATTTGAGCAATCTTTTGTGAAACAGCCTCTGCCATAGCAGTACCTTGTAAAGTCTCAAACTGATTAATTTCATGAGGTAAGATAGTATCACTCAAACCAAATCTTGGGAGTTCAATAGTTATCTCATAAACATTTTTTAGATCTCTTACTAATCTATCTGCTCCTGGAAGAATTGTTTGTAATACAATTCCAGCACCTTTATAAATTTTTAACTTTGCAGTATTTCCTAAAACAGGCTCTGCATTTGCTTTAAAATACTTATCAAAAACATAAGTTCCTGAAGACTTGATTTGGTTAATTGCAGTCATAATAGTAGTTAATGTCCACAATGCCATTACTTTTAAAAATGTCATTTATTTACTCCTTATTTTAAAATGATTTTATTCGCAAATAAATGCGGTTTATGAGTTGCATCTAAGCCAGTTAGATATTTTTCTCTAACAACTCCAAGTAATAATACTTCAGCTGGTCCTGTTGCTTTTAATGGCTCACATAAAATGCCATTTACTTCATCATCTGCTTGTGCCACATCAAAAGTAGCTCCACTATCAGTAGATACTAAAACTTGACCAGGTTTTAAAGCTTCAGTTCCCTCAGGTAAATTTACCGTTGCAGCTGTTGCAATAACTTTTTTGATAACTACATCACTTTGTTTTACTAATGTTACATCTGCAACATTTGCTCCAATAAAATCAGCCATTAATTAATTCCTCCTAATTTAAGTACATCAATTTTTTCATCTTGATTGTTTTGATTATTGTTTAAATACATATCATTCCCTGGTGCAACAACAATTGCTTTTGCTTTATCTAAAAAATCTTTTAATGAATCAGGATTTGTTTTACCTAAAGCGATTAAAGAGTCTTTTTGTTCAGGATTTACTTTATTAGCTGCAATTGCTGCATCAACTTGAGTTTCAATATTTTTTTCTTTTTCTTTGTTAAGTTCAGTTTCTAAAGTTGTTACTTTAGATTCCAAGCCTTCCATCTTTTCTTTTTCTTCAGGTGTCATACCGCTTTCTCCTTCGTTTTGGTTTTTGTTGTTTGCAACTACTTCTCCTAGTTCTTCTAAAAAAGGTCTATTTGTAAGTGCTGCACTGTGTAACGTCCATCCTATGTTATTACCTGTTGCTTGATCTATCGTATTTGGTAAAAATACAGGACTGATATACTTATATTTTCCACTTTTTATAAGTTCTTTCCCATGTTCAAGCCATTCAACTTTATTAGCCCATAACTCATCACCTCTTACTTCTAATTCTTTTATCCAACCATAAGCCTCTCCTGTTCCATTTAATATAGTTGCATGATCTAAATCTATTACTAAATCAACATTTCCTGCATCAAAATTTTTTTTCATTTGATTTAAATCTTCAAGGGTAATTTCAAAAGGACCATTTACATGACCTTTCCATTTTCCAACAATTGCTAACTTTAATTCATCTTGATTTACTTCAGCCAAGATATTGCAAGCTATTAATGACTTATTCAATTAAACTTCCTTTTATTTGATTTGTATTGATTGAAAACTCGATATTCTTTTTAAAGATTGTTATATATGCATTTGCACTTTTTGCATCAAGTATTTTTTTTGAGCCTTTTGACTTTATAAGTTGTGAATCTAAAACAGGTTTAGATTGTAAAGCTTCATTTATCTGTTTTAATAAAGTATAAATTTCATATCTTTTTGAATCTCTGATATTTTCATTTTTTGAAAAAGCAGCATGAACTATGTATAAAGAGAATTCTAAAGATACTTCATAATTATTAACTGGAGTTTCTCCTAAAAAATCTATATAAATAATAGGCATTTTTTTAGAATCTATTTTTATCTCATTTAAAGAGTAGAACTCTCCAAAATAAGTCTCACAAGTTGTAACCTCAGAAAGTATATTTTTTAATTCATCTTCATACTTTTGCACGACTTTCCTTTTCCAAATTTTAAGAGACCCAATCGTAACAAATCTATGAATAGCCTATATAGTCGTATTTTTTAGAAAAATGCTTTACTTTATAGTGAGTTCTTAACTCTTGTAAACTGCGAAGAAAAAAAGGTTTTTGTGTGGATTTAACTCTTGAGATAAAAGATCTATTTTTATTAGGTTCTACTCTTACTACAGTTGTAGGTGCTTATTTTGCTTTGAAGTATAAAAGTGAAAAAAACAAAGATAAAGCAGCTGATATAAGTGATGGTCTAAAAAGCTTTAAAGATTTTGTATATAAAGAGTTAAAAGAGATAGAAAAACAGTTACAAAGTTTTGATTCACATATAAAAGAATTACTTAGAAAAGATGATGCTGAAGTTAGATACATCTCAAGAAAAGAGCATAACCTTATTATGAAAAATATTGATGACAAGATAGATTTAATTTTACAGGCTTTAAAGGATAAAAAAGATGTTTAGTTTAGGATTACAATTATTATTAGCAGCTGCACCAAATATTTATAAACTTTTTACAAGCGATGATAAAACTGAAGCTGTAAAAGATTTAACAAAAAATGTTGTTCAAAATGTAGGTAAAGAGTTTGGTGTAGATTTTGAATCAAAAGATGATGTTGTTAAATATGTAGAACAAAATCCCCAAACTGTAATAAAACTAAAAGAACTTGAAAACCAATATGCAATTAGAATCGAAGAGTTAAAACTTGAAGATAAAAAACTTGATTATGCAAATGAACAAAAGCAAGAAGAGAATATTACTGAAAGATGGAAAAGTGATAATAGTGCTGATAGTAGATTTGCGAAACTTTTAAGACCAGCATTAACTGGATATTTAGTTGCAGTAGTTACTTTGTTAGCAATTTTTGATGGGAATATTGGGAATTTTACAATAAAAGAGCATTGGGTAGAGTTATTTACAACTTTATGTATTACTACTGTATCAGGATATTTTGTACTTAGAAGTTATGAAAAAAGAACTGGTACTTCTATTTGGAAAAGATGATGAGTGCAGAACTAGAAAGATTAATTGCAAATTTAGTTCAGTTTGGAACTGTAACTGATACAAAAATAGCAGATGGGAAAATGCTTGCACGTGTAAAAGTTGATGATGAAAGAGTGACAGATTTTTTTCCAATGCTTAGTAAAAACAACTCTTTTACAAAAAAAGCAAGTCCAATTAGAGTTGGTGAGCAAGTTGTAGTTTTAAGTCCTGGTGGTGTTGGAAATGTTGGAGTTATTTTAGGATCTATTTATAATGTGGATAACAAAGAACCAAATGGTTTAAGTAATAAAAGAGAAGTTATCACATACGAAGATGGTACAACAATTTTCTACGATAGTGAATCTAAAACTTTAGATATTAATGCTGCTGGACTTATAAATATAGTTTGTAAAGAGGCAAAGGTAAAAGCTGAAACAACTTATATTGAAAGTACTTCTTTACATAAAGGTGATGTAACTATCGATGGTAATTTATTAGTAAAAAAACGAATGACTGGACAAAATGGAATTGCAATAAGTGGTGGAAGTGATATTGGTGGAGCTAGTTTTGATTGTGACATCTCTGCAAAAAATATTAATTCATCTGGAATTATAACGGATAATAAAGGTGATTTAACTAATCACTCTAATCATGGCTATTCAAGGGATTAATATGTATCTAGCTGATATTTCTGAAAGTATAAATCGTATTTTAAAAACTCCCTTGGGTAGCAGAGTCATGCGACCTGAGTTTGGAAGTTTACTTTATACTTTAAGAGATAGGGAAGCTGATGAGAGTTTTAGAGTTCTTGCAACTAAATATACTTTTGAAGCAATAGCAAAAAATGAGCCAAGAGCAAGTGTAAATAGAGTTAATTTTTTAATAGAACCCACAAAAGGTTCTTTGGTTTTAAAGATACTTTTAAATATAGGTGAAGTAGAGGTAAATCTAAAATGATAAATGTTAAAGCATTACCAACTCCAACAGTTTTAAATACAAAAACTTATGAAGAGATTTTAGCTTCAAATATAGATATTTTAAAAGGTATTTTTACAACACATGGAATTGATTGGCAACCTTTGGATTCAGACCAGTATTCACTTGTAGTTCAAGCATTCTCATACAGAGAATTATATTTACGAAATGAGATAAATGAAATAGTTAAGCAGTTGCTTTTAGCTTTTTGTAGTGGAGCTAACTTAGATCATAAAGTTGCAGAAAATGGAATTGAAAGATTAGCTGGTTCTAATCCTTATGCAGTTTATGAATTTTCAATATCTGCTGTATTAACTAACGATTATACAATTCAAGCAGGTCTAGTTTTAAAAGATGAAACAAATTCTTCTGAAGCAATTTTATTAAATGACATAACTATAAAAGCAGGAACTTTAAAAACACAAGGAGTAATTGAATTACAAGAAAAAATCTCTGAAAGTAGTGTGAAAACTGAAAATATAACTACTTCTTTACCTTATGTGATTACAGCTAAAGCTCTTGAAGCTTTTAAAAATGGTGCAGAAACTGAAACAGATGAGAGTTTATTAAATAGATATTTAATTTCATTTGCAGATAAAAGTACAGCTGGGGCTGAAGAGACTTATAAATCTTTAGTTTTAAAATCAGATAGAAGAATAGAGGATGTAAAAATAATAGGTAATGAAGACGCTATTGTGAAAATCTATTATTTTAGTGAAAAAGCAGATGAACTTATGTCTCAAAGGATTATAGAAGCTTGTAATGATAAACAAGAAAGACCTCTTACTGATAAAGTTGAAGTTTTTGAAGCAACAAAAGTTTTATTTAATATAGATGCAAATCTAAAAATTTATAAAAATCAAGAATCAGCTGCACTTCAAATAGCAGCTCTTAACTCATTGAAAACTGGATTAAAAGAGATTACAAAAATAGGTGAAGTAATTACTTTATCAGAAATAAATGACTTTTTAAAAGTTGAAGGAATTAAAGAGGTAGTTGTAAACTCTCCAGTTTTAAATGTTGAAGTTTTAGAAAATGAAATAGGAATCTGTAATGATATTTCAATCACTATTACCACAATTTGAAAAAAGCGAGCTTCACTCTCTTGATGAGTTAGCTTTTATTTTATTTGAAAATATTAGAAGTGAACTTGCTCCTTTAAAAGATATGTTAAATCCTAAAACTTGTGATAAGAAATTTTTACCCTTTTTAGCTTATGAAAATTCAGTTGATTTTTGGAGTGATGATCTAAGTGAGCAAGAAAAAAGGAATCTTATCTCTTTTTCAAAAATTCTAAAAAGAAAAAAAGGGACTTTGTATGCAGTTGAAAAAGTACTTGAACAATTTAATATTACTGCAAATATACAAGAGTGGTGGTCTTATGGAGGAGATAAATATCATTTTAAAATTGATATTGAAAGTATTGGTATAGCTTATAGTGCTGAGGATTTAAAAGTGTTAGAACAGTATGTAATTATTTATAAAAATGTAAGAAGTGTATTAGATGCAATAAATGTAACAGCAAGTATAGATACAGCAAATATTTATTTAGGTACTTCTACATCATCTTCTGAATTTATTGAATTGGAGTTAATCGCATGAGTCAATATAGATTAATATTTACAAATATTGGACTTACAAAAAAACAAAATGCAGAGTTGAATAATAATTATATTCAAATAGCTAAATTTGCAGTTGGAAGTGGAGTTATTACAAATCTAAATCCTAATATGACAGGACTTTTATTCGAAGAATATAGAGCAGATATAAATAATGTTGATACTAAAAATGGAACTACAATTTTTGATTTAATAATTCCTTCTGAGATAGGAGGTTTTTGGATAAAAGAAGTTGCTCTATTTGATATAGATGGAGATTGTATTTGTATAGGAACAGTACCTATTACATATAAAGTAAATCAAGATGAAGGTTCATCTAAAGCAGTTCATATAAAAGTATCGACAACATCTACAAATACAGAAAATATTGTATTTAATACAGATAATAGCTTAGTTTATGTAACTGTTAATTATGTAAATTCTCATATTGAAGATAAAGATAATCCTCACAACGTAACAAAAGCTCAAATAGGACTTGGAAATGTTGCTAACTTAGCACCCAAGGATTTACCTCTTAGTGATGCAGATATTAATGCCTTAGCTTTAAAAGCAAATAGTATAGATGTAAATAATTCTTTAGCTTTGAAATTAAACTATACAGATGTAAAAAACTCTTTAACTGCAACAGATACAAATAAGCCTTTATCTGCAGCACAAGGTAAAATACTAAAAGGTTATATAGATCAAATAAATACTTTACTTTTAAGTGATACTTCAAATCTTGATACTTTACAAGAAATAGTTGATTTTATAGAGTTAAATAGAGCTATTTTAGACACTCTTGGAATTAGTAATATTGCTGGATTACAAACAGCTTTAAATACAAAACTAAATGCTTCTGCATATACAGCAGCTGATGTATTATCAAAAATAAAATCTGTAGATGGATCAGGAAGTGGATTAGATGCAGATAGTTTAGATGGATACCAGGCAGCTACTACCTCAAGCCCAAATACAGTTCCTGTAAGAGATTCAGCTGGCGATATTAATGCAAGAATATTTAAGAGTGAGTATGACACTACTAATCCATCTATTGGTTTTATAATGACGCAAGTCGACACAGTTAGTAATAACTATATCAGACCTAGTACTCCAGCGCAAGTAGTTGCTGCTCTAGGAGCTGTTACAACGGCTTCAGCTCAAGCATTACATGCTACAGACCCATTAAGAATTAGTGGTAATACATTATATCTATATAAGGGGTCTGGAGCTTATGATTATGTAACATTACCAGATCAAATTACGGCATCTAGTAATGCAGATAACGGATACGTAAAATTTGATAATGGATTGATAATACAATGGGGAGTTAGTACTACTAGCGTAAATGATTCAACTAGCTTAAATATAAATTTTAATATAGCATTTCCAAACCGATGTTTCGTTGCTACTTGTACCCCAAAATCAAACACAGGGAATGTATATGGTCCATCTATGTCGGTTATAAAGAAAACAACTACTTATTTTACTGTCTATAATAGTGATAATAATACATCAAAAGGACAAGAATGGATAGCAATAGGTTATTAACGAAAGGATAAAAATGAAATACGCACATTTAGAAAATAATACAAAAAAACTTTTAGGTTGGTATTCTGATGATGTTCATAATGCAATTCCTATTGGCTCTATTAGTGTTGAGGATAAAATCTGGCAGGATGCTATAACTATAAATGCCAACTGTTATGAAGATGGGAAGTTTATAGTTAAAGATTTTAGAACAGTTTATGAAATTGAAGAGCAGAGAGTATCTTCAATTAAAGCAAAAGCGGGAGAAATAATCATAAATAGATATTCGATAGTTTGGCAGTTAAATCACCCTAGAACAGATGAAACATACAAAGCTGAGTATGAGTGGATTGATAAAATAAGAGAAATGTTTAATAAAGCTGAATTAGAAGGTACTGCTTTAGAAGATATCAGTTGGAATTTAATTTAATAAAAGGAGAATAAAGTGGAGTTATTGTTTGGTATAAATGGTTCTATTAGTGCAAGTGCAGCTAGACCAGTAACTGTTGAAAGTTCAACACCTATTGGAATTGTTGCAACAGTTAGCTCAGGTGATGTTGGTTTTAAAAAGTTCAATAATGCAGAGGAAGGTTTAACTTATATTAAAACTTCTAATATTGCAACAGGTACTTTAAAAGCAGCTCTTACAGGTATTTATTTACAAGGAGTTAATTGTCCTATTGTTTGTTATTTAGTTCCTGAAAATGAAGATGCAGCACAATTAAAAATTGATGTTTTAGCTGCCATTGGTGAACTTACAAAATCAAGTTATCCAACAGGAATAAATTTAAGATTAGGATTAATCATCGCTCCTATTTTTAGTGCAGACGTTGAAATTGGTGCAAAAATAGATGCAATTGCCACAAAACTTTGGGCAACAGGTATTACAGATGATTTTAGTGAAGATGAAGCTGGATTTAAAGCTTATATGGAAAATTTTGGTAGTCGTTGTATGCTTCATACAACTGCATATACAAAAGCTGATGGATTACAAATTCCAAACTCTGCAATAATTGCTGGAGTAATAGCTAGATTTGATGCTGAGTCTTTTGGTTGGGCAAAGTCTCATTCAAATAGATTAGTTTTAGGAGCTGCAGGAACTACAAGAGAAATTGAATATCTTGAAGGTAGTGATTGTGAAGCAAGACGTTTAAGACAAGAGGGTGCTTGTTTAGTTCTTTTAGATGAAGGATGGAGAACTTATGGTTTTGAGACAAGAGATATAGATCCTATTTGGCAAGCTCTTGATAGAGTAAGAACTTTTTATAGAGTACTTGATGCAATTATCAAAGCTAGTAAATGGGCTAGAGATAGGGAAGCTGACCAGTTGCTTGAGGTTAAAAGAACAATTACGGAGTTTATGAATGAACTTATTGGAAATAGTGTTGCTATTGGGTTTTATGTCTATTTTGACCCAAAGAAAAACACTAAAGCTACTGTAACAGCAGGTAAATTTTATCTAACAGTTGAGTTTCAGGATATGCCATCTAATAAAGAGCTGAATATAGAGCTTGTTTATGTGGATGATTATTCTGAAGTATTAATAAACTATTTAAATCAAGGAGAGTAGAAAATGGCTGAGATTAAAGCACCAGAATTTATACAAGAGATAAATATCTTTGCAAATGGAATAGGGCATTTAGGTGTATCTGATGAATTTGAATTACCAAAGATTCAATTTAATCGAGAAACACTTAATGCAGGAGGTTTTGAGATTGATGTAAAAAACGGAACATTTCAAAAATTAGAGGCTAAATTTGTATTAAAACAATATTCAAAATATGTGATTGAAGCAATGGCAAATGCAGAAAATGCTTACTTTGTAGTAAAAGGTTCTGTTTTTAGTGACGGTAAAGCAGTTCCAGCAGTTGCAACAATAAAAGGTGATTTTGATTTGGACTTAGGAAGCTGGAAAGCTAAAGAGCAAGTTAAAAAAACAATAGAAGTAAAAGTTAAATATTTTGAGTTAGAAGTAGATGGAAAACAGTTTGTTCAATTGGACACAAAAAATATGATTGCAAAAATAAATGGAAAAGATTTATTAGCAGAACTTAGATCAAATATCGCATAAGGAGAAAAAGATGAGTGGAACAATAAAAGTAGAGTTAAGTACAGGTGAAGTTATTGAAGGAAGACGTGCAAAAGTAAAAGATATGAAATTAGTTCAAGGTATTAAAAATGATATTGATAGAGAAACTGCACTGATTGGTAATTTAACTCAAAAAACACCTGAAGAGATTGATGAGTTAGATATCAATGATTATGGGAAGTTACAAAAAGCACTTTTGTTGTAATTGAGTATAGCTCTTGTTTAAAAGCAATGACTTTAATAGGTCATTGTTTTAACTTTAGTTATGCAGATATGCTTGAGATGGATTTGGATGATTTTTTGTACTTCTCGAATGAAGCAAATAATACCTTAAAGGAAAAATAGTTGAAAACAGTAGGTTTAGGAATAGTTATAGGTGCTGCGTTTAAAGGTGCAAGTGCTTTTTCTAGTGCCATAAATAGTACATCATTATTAGATAATAAACTAAAAAAACTTGAAAGTCAAAAGTTTCAACTAGCTAATAAATTTGGTGCTACATCAAGTGAAGTAACTAAGTTAAATACAAAAATCACCACTTTAAAAAATAATATGACACTACTTGAAAAAACAAAACTAAGTTTTAATGCTATTGAAGAGTATAGAAATAAATTCAAATCCTCTGTTATGGATAAAGTTGCTCTTGGTGGAACTATTGCAATGCCTTTTAAATTTGCAATTGATTTTGAAAGTGCAATGGCAGATGTAAAAAAAGTAGTTAATTTTACAAGTGAGGGAGAAGCAAAACTTTTTGAAAAGAGTTTATTAAGTTTGTCTAAAACTATCCCTTTAAGTGCAACAGAACTTGCAACAATAACTGCAAGTGGTGGACAGCTTGGTATTGCAAAAGAAAACTTACTTGAGTTCACAACAACTGTTGCAAAAATGAGTACAGCTTTTGATATGAGTGCTGAATCAGCTGGAGATAGTATCGCAAAACTTATGAATGTTTATGGTTTAACTCAAAATCAAGTAGTAGAACTTGGAGATGCAATAAATCATCTATCAGATACTTCAGCTTCAAAAGCAAGAGAAGTAGTAGAAGTTTTAGGAAGAATAGGAGGAACTGCCAAAGTATTTGGATTAACAACTGTTCAAACTTCAGCGTTAAGTAGTGCATTTTTAGCTTTAGGTAAACCACCTGAAGTTGCAGCAACTTCAATAAATGCTCTTTTACTAAAACTTAAAACAGCAGATAAACAAAATAAGTCTTTTCAAGAGGGATTAGATGCTATTGGATTGAGTGCAAAAGATGTAAAAAAATCAATAGAAAAAGATGCACAAGGTGGGTTGATTAGTTTTCTAAAAACATTAGAAAAACTTCCAAAATCAAAACAAATGGGAGTATTATCAGACCTATTTGGTGCTGAATACAGTGATGATATAGCATTACTTGTTGGTGGATTAGATAACTATACAAAAGCTTTGGAAAATACAGCTGATAGAACAAAATATTTAGGAAGTATGCAAAGAGAGTTTGAAACAAGAAGTAAAACAACAAAAAACAATTTAACTCTTCTTGGAAATTCAGTTAAATCAATAGCTATAAATTTTGGAACTTTGCTTTTACCTGCATTAAACTCTGTTATTACTCCAGTTAGGGAAATAGGAAATAAAGTAGGTGATTTTGTAACGAAGTTCCCCGTTTTAAGTCAAGTAATAGGTATGGTTGTAGTTGGAGCTGTTGCTTTATCAATTGGATTTAGTGCAGTTGGATATATGGCAAGTTTTGTGATAGCTGGATTTTTAAATATTGGAAAAGCTTTATTAGTTTTAAATTCTTTATTTTTAGCAAATCCCATAGTTTTTACAGTAACTGCAATTGCACTTGCTGCAGGATTGATTTATACTCATTGGGAGCCAATTAAAACTTTTATGAGTGAGATATGGAATAATCCAAAACAAGCACTTGATGATTTTATAAATTTCTTTAAATCAAAAATAGAATTTATGAAGCCTTTATGGAATGAAATAAAATCGTTTTTTGGATTTGGAACGGCTGCAATTCAAACAGTTGAATCTGTTAAAGCAGTAGAACCAATTAAACCTGTGGATACCATAAAAACAAAAGATACAGCTACTTTACAAACAGTAGAACCAATAAAAACAGTTGAATCTGTTAAAACAGTAGAACCAATTAAACCTGTGGATACTATAAAAACAAAAGATACAGCTACTTTACAAACAGTAGAACCAATAAAAACAGTTGAGCCAGTTAAACTAGATAATTTGAATGGTAGAAATATAAATAACACACAATATATAACTATTCAAAAAATAGAGATAAATAATCCAAGTAGTACAGCTGATGTTGAAAAAGGTGTAGCGGCAGGATTAAAAACTAATACTACATCTTTAAGTGATAAGGAATTTTAATGTTATGTTTAATAGGTGATTTTGAGTTTGATATTTCTAAAACTTCTTATGATACTTTTACAACAACTATTGAATATCCATTTGTGACATTTTCAAGAATAGGTGATTATGATACCTATCAAAGTGTTGGTAAGTCAGAACAAAAAGATTCAATAAGTGGAGTCTTAATTGTAAAAAGTATGAGAGCTTTAGATGACTTTGAAAAGCTTGCAGCTAAAAAAGAACCATTAACAATTGCTTTTTCAACTGGAGAAGCTTATACGATTTTGATTTTTTCAATTAAAAAAACAAAGAATCTATTTTTGAAAGATGGAAGTTTCTTAAAACAATCATACTCAATTGATCTTGTAAAAGTAGGTGGAATATGACAATAAAAGTTACAGCTAAACAAGGTGATAGATTGGACAAAATTGTTCAAGAAAAATTAGGTACTTTGGATAATTTTAAAGAAGTATTAGAGTTAAATAGTAGCCTAAAAAATAAACTGTATTTAGATGAAAATGATATTGTAATTCTTCCTGTAATTGAAAAGAAAATCAAAGTAGAGGATGAATTATGGTAAGAGTACCTTTATTTAAAATAGTTGTTAATGGTACAGATAAAACGCAAACTTTATTAAAAGATTTATCAAATTTAACTATTACAGATTATGCAAACAATAACTCTGATCAGTTAGACCTTGAAGTTTTAGGACAATATAAAAGACCTACTTCAAGTGATGAAATCAAAGTCTATTTAGGTTATGAAACACTAAAACTAATTGGAGTTTTTAAAGTAACTGAAACAAAAAAAAGTTTAAAAAGGCTTCAAATAACTGCAACAGGTGTTGATTTTAAAAGTAACTTCAAAGTTAAAAGAAATAGAACTTTTGAGAATGTAAAAATAATAGATATTGTAAAACAAATAGCTGCTAAATATGATTTAAAAGTTAAGTGCGATTTTGACGATCTATATATTAAAAGTGTAGCTCAAACAAATGAATCAGATATGAGCTTTTTAAATAGATTGGCAGATGAATATAATGCAATTTTTAACTTAAAAAATGAAACTATTTATTTTGTGAAAAAGGTAAAAGATGATAAGAAAAATGAACTTTTACCAAGATATGAGATTGATGTAAAAAAGTGTCAAGATGAAGTACTTATTACTCATAGTCAAAAAACTCATTATAACAGTGTAAAAGTTTCATATCATGATACAAAAGAGAATGAAAGAAAAGAGATATTTATTCCAAAAGATGCAGCAGAACCAATACTAATTTATAAAGGAAATTTTACAAGTGAAGCTGAGGCTAGAGCAAAGGCTAAAGCTAAACTTGAAAAAGCTAATCAAGGAAAGGTATCAGGAAGTCTTACTTGTGAAGGTGAAGTTATATATGCAGGTGGTATTTTGAAGCTTTTAAATATAGGAGAAGATGATTATGAATATAACATCACACAAGTTAGACATAGTTTTAGTAAAAGTGGTGGATGGAGTACAAGTTTAGAGTTTGAGAATTAGGAAATAATATTTTTTTGTTATAATAACTTCAATTATTAGTTAGGAGTTAAAATGGAAGTATTATCAATATTACTACTCTTATGGATTATTTATATGTTATTCAAGCATAAAAAAATGAAAAAAGAGTTAGAAGATGAGCTAGGTAGAAAAATTGGTTGGTTTGAATATGACAAGCTTATTAAGAAGAAATTTAAAGAATTAAAACAAAATAATAATAAAGTTGAAATAGTAAAAGAAACTTCCTATCCAATAGGTACACCAATTGAAATCATTGAAGCTTATGAGAGACAAGAATTTGATGAACTAAGAAGATTTCTCCAACAAATAGCTTATGGAATGGTTGATAAAAGAGTACCTCAAGAAGAAAAAGATGAGTTTAAAAGAATTATGACTTATTTTGCTAATCGTGACCCACTTTATAAAGATATGATAGTAAAACTTATCCCTATCATTGCAAAGCAAGAAGGTATTTTACAATCAAAGATTTATCCATACTTACCACAATATACTCCTGAAACTATCAGATATGTTTTATATTTTGCCCATGAGCTTGGAGATATAAGAAGAGAAAAGAAAGGTAGAAGTTATCAGTTGTTTACTTCTAATTATATTGAGACTGAAGTTTTAGAACATTAGCGTCCAAAATTTGGACGCTGGTGAATTATTTACTCTTTTGAATAACTTCTTGAAGTTCGACTAGCTTTTTTATCTTATCTATATCAAGATTGTTCTTTTCACAAAAAGCACCAGTTCTTACAAGTTTTAATAAGTTTGGTTGATTTTTATTCCAACCGTTGATAGTGCCTACATTTTTACCTACCATATCTGCAATTTCTTGATTTGAAACTTTCTTCATGTATCTCCTTAAAAAAAATCTTTCAAACTATATCAAAAAAAACTTAAAACTATTATATATGATAGTTTATTTATTAAAAACTAATATATTTAATATTTGTTTAAGATATTATATGTAATAGTTCTTTCAACAAAACTAATATATATGATAGTTTTACAATATCTAAAGGAATCAGAATGAAACAAATCGCAATTAAATTTCAAGATGATGTACAGTTAAACTTTATGCTTGATGATAAGCATGAATTTTTACTCACTACAAAAGAAGTCGCATTAGGTTATGGTGTAAACTCTAATACAATTAGAGAATCAAAAAGAGTTCATAAGGATGAATTATTTGAAGATAAGCATTTTATTAGCGTCAGAAATTCTGACGCTAATCCAAGAGCAGGAATACCACATCAACAAACGCTATGGACAAAAAGAGGAATCATAAGATTAGGATTTTTTATCAAAAGCGAAAGAGCCAAAAAGTTTAGAGATTGGTGTGAGGATTTGATTATCAATTCTTCAAAACAGACTCAAGAACCAATCAAAGAAAAATCAGACATAGACGGAAATATTATGAAGTTCTATGAACTATATGGAATCTTAAACCCAAATGCAGAGTTTTATATTGAACATCATGGCTTTAAAGCAAAAGCCTATGTTGATGATAACTTAGGTTTTATCATCTCAACAGGTGAACTAGCAAGAATAATGGGAGTAAAAGAATCAACTCTTAGAGTTCTTAAAAAATATCATGGTGATAGACTAAAAGAAGATAAACACTTCGTAAAGTTTGGTTATAGCACGTGGTGGACACGAGAGGGTGCAGGATGGATAGCACTTCATAATCGTGATGGAAGTTTTGGAAGATATTTGTTAAGTGGAGATTTGGATAAAAAACTAGATATTGAAGCTCAATATTTAGATATGGAATCATTGGCGTTACTTGATAGAGTAATAGAACTTTCAGCAATAGATACATATAGATAAGGAGTATCACATGGCAAATAATCAACTTACAAAAAATGATGCAATAGATAAAATTAATGATGTTGTAACAAAACTTGAATTTGTTTCAAATTCAGTTTATGTTTGGAATACAGATGCTTTAGAATTTAATCACACTTATAGAGCAGGATTTACTTATATTATGGATGACATTATAAAAGAGATAAAAGAAGTAACAGAAATATTAAGTAAAAGATAGATAAAAAGAGTGTTTTATTTGCTCGTGAAATGTAGGTAAAACACTCCCAAAACATGGCTTTTTTATGTGTACATACATTTCATAAGCAAAATACTTACATTTCACTAGCCGTTTTACA